CTTCTTCTTCCATGTGGTTTCTCAACTTATGTTGATACTATATCACAACACAGGGTGGTTGTCAAGTGGTTATTATGTTTGGATATATATCTCCTTCAGGTGCGTCTCCTTGCTCACCTTTATATTCAACTGTTAAAGCAGGAGTATCTTTTCTTTCTGCATAGACATGATAGAAACAATCAATTGGCATCCCACCTTTTGCTTGAAGATAAACTTTCTCATCATCCCATCTTTTTATAATAATATCTTGATGTGCTCCGACAGGTTGAAGTTGAACAGTAATACTATTAGTATGAACTAAACCTTTCCAATACTTTGGTAAATATATCTCCTTTTCCCTCTTCAATCTACCTCTACAATATACACCATTTTCTGGTCCTTCCAAACATGCATGAGCAAGACGAGTTCCTTCTCCATCTACTGGATGCTCAATATCAAATAACTTGGTTGTTGCAACAATAGAACCAGACCATGTTGCATAACCTGATTTCATTGTACCACCAATAGTCCAATCACCACTTATCTTTCCGCTACCAGTGATATCCATATCACCAACTTGCTTATAATCACCAGTTATATTAAGAGCATTTGCTGTTCCATCATCTCCTTCCAATCTTGTATTACCCTTCACCCAAAGAGATCTATCTGATGGATTGCAATCAGGGTCATTATTCGTAGTACGACCAATCATTAAAGTTGCTTGCTCTTCAGGGAAAGCTTGTTGAGTGCCAAAAACTACTGGACCTTCTGCATACACAGCACCATTAATTCCTTCGTCACCGTCTTTAACAGCAGGACAAACACCAGTCCCAACTCTTAATGTTCCACCTACTTGTACGTCATCTAAATTCATTGACATTACTAAATCCTCCTAATTGTTTTCTTTTCCAGTTTTTTGATTGCCATTTTTAGAATCTTTAACGGCACATGCATCTGTTACTCCACGAATTACAGATGAATATATTTTTAAAAGACCATTGGCAGTAATTTCACCTTTTTGGGGTGATACTATTTTAAAACTATTTGCTGCAGTAACTTTAAATGATTTTGAACTTGTTGCAATATTTTCTGTTGCATCCAAACGAATGTTACCTTTAGAACCTCCCTCACCAACAGCAATCAATTCTATATCTGTTGCCTGTAATCTAATCTTACCATTTGATGCACATATAATTATATTACCATTAAGTGCATTAAGTATCATACTATCTTCTGCTTCTTCCTTTCTCTCACCACACTGAACCTGAAAATTACCAGGACTTAATGATGTAGTCCAACCTTTTCTAGGACCATCTTTATCCATAAAGAATGTATGATCACCTTCATGAGTTTGAAGTTTAACTCCTGCAGTTACATCACCTGGTTTATGAATAGTACCAAAAGAAATTGAACCGTGATCATTTCCATATCGGATCGCAGTATAATTCTGCTTGGCAGTATCATTTGGATTTTCAGGAAACATCCTTGCATCCAACTGATCTTGATTTAAAGGTCTTGATACCCTATCGGTAACTATATTTTGTGAAGTTGGCATTATTCTATGTTAAACTATCAGGTGTTCCTGGAATATCAAGTCTTGGATCATTACTTGAAACATCACTACCTTGTCTACGGATTGCTGATGGAAGTGTTGTTACTTCAGCATCAATACTTTCTTGCATTGTATCATAAATCTGAACTAATTGTCCAGTAGTTTCATACCATCCAGCATAACGAATATTATCTTTATAGAAGACAGCACCATAGTAAGGACGACCATCATAGTATCCAGTCTGTTTGAGTCCAACAAGATCTGTAACTTGAAGTAATCCATCCTCCTGACTAATAATTCCTGCTTCAACAGCAGCTACTGGATCTCTTACCACTTTAAACTGTGGTCGGAAAGAAGCATTAACTCCAGTTTCACTTTGCATTCTTATTGTAGGTGTTCTTGTAAATCCAAGTCCACCATTATCAACATTAACCTTTGTAATCTTTCCGAAGTTATCACATTCATAACTAATCTTCGCACCATTACTTGGTTCAATAGTAATTTCATCTACCCCACAATTATAATTAATTCCAGTATCCTCAACAACAACAGAATCTAACTCTAATGCAACAGGATAACCAGAACCAGTTTTTCTTGATGAATCACCAGATGGGCGTGGGAATCCATTACCAGGATCATCAACAATAACTCTACAAACAACACCCTGACCTTTAACATCTTTAGGACAAGGAGGAGGAATAAGTTCAGCAGATATAGCAATAGGATTTTCTGTCCAAGGTTTTGTAAGAACAGTTCCTGCAGAATCAGTTGATTCTACTTTAGTTTTTTTAGTTACAGTTACAATAGTAGTTACTGGGTTTGTATTGAAGGCAGTACCTGGAAAAGATCTATTATATAGTTCTAACTCAACGATCTTCTTCCCTTCATTTGCAAAGAAAGTACCCAATTTAGTACCACTATCCTCATAGTTATTATATTTTATCACCTCTACATCATCTATTCTAACAGTAACTATATCATCTGCAATAGATGAGATATCATAAGTTCCAGTCACAGGGAAATCAACTTCCCATTTAAAAAACCAAGTCCTACCTTGAATATATGGGTCTGGAATCCAGTTACCTTCTGCATCTTTCAGTCCTATATTTGGAATGATTGGGGACAAAGTATCTGCTGCATAACTTGCAATTTCAGTGGGTCCAAGATACGTAGCACCTGCTTTTTCAGTACCACTCTCAAGACCTTTTGCAATGGTTCCCATATCAATATTAATAATATGAATTTCTTTTCCACTACGTCCAACTCTTGTCCAAACAGTTTGACCAATTCTAATCTTATCAACAGCAACTCCTTGAGTATTTGGATTATCACTCCACTCCATTCTAATAGTAGCACTTCCCCTACCTTTAATATACTTACCATCAGCAGAAAAACTTAAATCACCTGACTCAATATTAAAACTTGCATTAGTATCACTACCACCACCATCTTTTAATTCAATTCTTTTACCACCTCTGGTAACTCTGATAGGATTATTTGCAGCATTTAATCCAGAATAAACAATCTCCTGTTCACCAATCGATGCACTATCAACAGTAATAGATGCAGGAATTGCCCAATCCTTAGTACTAAAAATCTTTTTATCTAATGTTGTATAAGTTGTTGTATCCTCATTCTGAACTTGAACTTCTATTAGATGTGTTCCCTGCCCTAAAAAGAATTTCTTTAATTTTGGATTAGTTTGACTATATGTATCAAGTGTAGAAATTTCTTGACCATCAACAGAAACTTTAGCATGGTTATCTACAGTTCCTTTCAAACCATAGTAACCATTATAAGGTGCATCAAAAGTCCAAGAATTTATATAAACAGACTTTCCACCATCACTATTTGCTTCTGATAAAGGTTGAACTGGAGACATTGCATACTTATTCATGAAAGGACTCCAATTCCTATCATCAAGATGAACTGGGTACCATCTCTCTTTTCCACCAGGAAATCTTGTTGACCAAATAGGATTGTTAGGACATCTACCTTCTGCTTTAGGAATTGGTATATCTGGTATTGGTGGTTCTGGTGAATCGATAGTTAATGCAATTGCCATAGGATTTTCCTCCCATGACATGAGTGAGATAACTTCTGTCTCTGTATAGAGAGTTTCAATCTTGATACCAAGAGCCATTACGTTACCATCAGCAAGTGTTGATCTAAAACTCTCCTGCTTTAACTCTGCACGTAAACTATAATTGCCTGACTCAAAGAACTTGGTCTCAAAACTCTTACCTGTGCTTTTTCCTGTTGCTGTGAATCCATTCTTTTTAAATACAATCTCTTCATCATTCCCTCTCTTAAAATAAAGAACCACACTATCATCAACCATAATCTCAATAGTATAGTTACCATCAACAGGGAAATTAATATTGTTCCAAATAATCTCATGAGTTCCTGCATATTCATCCGTAGTCGTATTAGGATCAAATGGAAGAACACCATACTGACTTAAGAAATCTGCATCTCTTCCTGCAGTTGGATTAATTCTCCATAAAGATCTGTTTGCAGAATTAATTCCTTTTATTGTATCAAATACTAATCTTTTCTGTATTGCATCAGAACTTGTTGATTCAGTAGAAGTAACTTTCTTTTTTCTACTACCTTGCAAATTTTTTGCAGCAAGAATACTTAATCTTCCATTAGTATCAGTACCATCATTATCAATAAATTTAATCTCTCCAAATCTTGCACTATCATCACCATAAGCTAAATTTTTTCCTTCAAGAATAGGTTCTTTTACATTACCTTCAAATTGAATAGGACCATACCCAGATTCATTTGTTTTAAATACTGCTTTAGCAGAATTTGATCCTTGTGACGACCAATTATCACCAGACTTATCTCTCTCCAATACTAATGGATTACCACCTGAATTTGGTACAGTAATTTTTGTGATCGCTGTACCTGCTGTATTGGGATTATCTTTCCAATATAACTTAAGACTTACTTCTACATCCACATTTCCTCCAACTTTCATATAATATCCACCACCTTTTTTAACAAAGTCAACTCCAGCATTTTGAATTTCTTCTTGCTCTTCGAACTGCTGTTTCTTTACCTTAGTTTTAATAGGGAAGTTAAGAAGATCTAATCGAATCCTATGGTTCCCTGCAGTCATATTCAACTTTGTCTTGATTGGTGGAGACAAAGTATCACCAGCAGCTCCTCCAGAACCTGCTTCATATGTTGCTATCTGTTTGTTATTAACATAAAGTGCTCCACTATTATCAGAACACCCTTTAAAAACATATTCACCATCCCAAGGAAAATTAATTTCCCATTCCATAGTGAAAGGAATACCAGCAAAATCACTTGGTTTCACATTAGATCTTGGTACAGGTGATATGCCATTAAAATTTAAAAAATCATTCCAGAATGGAAACCCCTTCTGATTTAATTGAGAATTTTCTACCTGATATACAATTCTTGTTGTCTTATTTGGAGAAGTAACTTTTAATGGAGCAGTCTTTGTTGTTGTCCAAAAAGGATTTGTTAATTGTTGTAGCGTTTCTTGATATTCTTTTATCTCTCTACGACTAGGATCTTGTGAAAAAGTTGCATAAAGAGTTGGATCCCAGTCACCCAAGTCTTCACCCTCTAAACCTAATCTTCTTCCATAATTAATATCACCTCCACATATTTCATACTCTTCAAAATCTTCCAATTGATCATAAACTATTTCTGTTTCTACTTCTTCACATAAAACTGTTCTTGTAACTGCACCTGCACCAATACCATACTCATCAGTGACTCTTAGGTTAGGGGGATACTTATATCCATACCCACCATTAATTAAATCAACTGCAAGAAGAGATCCATCATCACCAAAGATAGGATTTCCTTGTGCTCCAAACCCACCTCCACCAAAGAAGTTTGCAGATGGTTTTTGTTTTTTAAATTGCTTTGGAGTTCCATCATCATTATACCTATCCAATCCAGTAATACCTTCACACTCTCCTTCTGCTGGAAGCATATCATCAGGAGTTAATGCATTTACTCCATTAATATTAAGATATTGAATCTTATCTCTTTTTTTAAATATAAAAATAGTTCCTGGATTTAACTTTGCATACGCATTCGCATCACAAATACTAACATTCTCCACCAAACCTCTATCAGGTGAGATGTATGCTACCCTTATATCTTCTCTTTTTGCTGATCCGAATAGTTCAAATGCCATAGTTATATTTATTACCCTATATCAATGTTTTGATCATTCATAATATCTTCCCGTTGATCCTGATTTAATTCCCCTAACCAGTCATCATCAGTATTAGTAAGACTTTGAGTACCTTGTCTTGTTGGTTCAACGAATGGTATTGATTCTGTTGCTGTTGCGGTAGTAGGTCTGTTAACAGCCTCCTCAATTGATTTAACACTTGGAACTGCAGTATCTTTCACACCAGAACCACCAGTACAGAATGTATAATAATCTGATACTGCAGGTGTAGGTGAAAGTTCACAACCAAAAGCATTTAATTTAACATTCTCGAATGAAAGTGCAGATGACATACTACCACTAATCTTACCAATAAGACCTGTTATATTAGACATTGCTCCACTTATACCTGCCATTTGATCTCTAATATCTTGTAGGAATGCATTGATATTATCAAGTAAAGAATTATTTGCCGTATCTATTGCATCTTTATTAGCAGCCAATACTTGACCTATTATATCTTCAGCAACACAAGGAGGAACTTTAGGTGCTACAATTTCATCAGAAGGATTGTCTGCATTTGCTCTTGCTTTTTCCTCCATCTTATCAAAGTTAAGCATATCTTTAAGGATACCTTCTATCATACCACACATATCATTTGTAATTTTATTATACTGACACAAAATTAACTCACCAGTTATCTCTTTTATATCTGCCATATTTGCTCTTGCTGCTGATGGCATTCCAGATACAACAGTAGTTAATGACTTATTAGTTTCTTTCTGAACATACTCAGCAACCTTATCCATTTGTATCTTCATATACTTTGACATTTTACAAGCAGCTTCAGAAATTATATCATCTGGACTTATTGGTGGTCCTAATGATCCGACTGCATCAATATAACTTGATATTGAATTTAGATATGTATCAAGTTTCTTCGTCATATTATCACTAATAGTTTGAATTGCTTTTGCAGAAGATCCAACTATATCATCTGGTTTTAGAAGAGGAGTCTTCATACACATTGTTGACTGCAACTTAACATCTGCTGCACTTAACTCATGAACTACAGTTGATGATTCTCTTGTTGCACCTGGTTGAGCAGTAGATCCAGGACTATCTGCTTGTTTATTACGTGCTTTAATACCAGTAGCAACTGCATTTTTAATATATTCATCCTCTTGTTCCTGTGTTAAATTAGGATTCTCTTCTCTTAATAATTGAAACTCCTCTTTTGCATTATTAATATCTGCTTGCTGTTCCGATGATATTGGTTGATTATCTGGTAACCCAACGTTATTAATACCTGCTCCTGGTGATGGTGCAGCACGTTCTGCTTCTTGTTCTGCAGTTGCTGGTTTCTCTGTTCTTAAATCTTCATCTGATGCTTTCTCTTTTGCTGCTTCTTCTTTTGGTAATTTTCCTTCAGAATATCCACTAGTTGGTGCGAAGTTAGATTCAGTAGTACCAATCTTATTCTTTAATGCAGTTTGAGCATTGTTACCAAGAAGACCCATAATAATAGGAATTCTTTGATCCTGACCATCCATAAAGAAACCAAATACCATCATACCCTGTCTAACATTTGGTGTCTGATATGCACTTGCCATACCAGTACCTGCAGTAACAGGGTACATTACTTGAGCCCAAGGGAGATCCTCAGTCTTAATGGTTTCTTCTGATTGATCATGGATACCCATGATCCTTACCTTATACCTATACCCCCAACCTGGTATTGTATTTGGACTCTTAAATTTTCCCGCAAGGATATTATCTCTCCAAGTGGAATCATCAGCAACCTGACCAATCCACCAGTTGAATCCCTGTCCTAAAAATCCAGGGTTAAATAAAGATCCTTGCTCCATAGATTAATCGTCGTATACTCTACACTCTAATGAGTCTGGATGGTTATCACAATAAACTTCTAAGTGCTGGTCCTCATGGCGTGTGTGCCAATCATTGATCTTAGCACCACCTGGATTCTCTTCACCCTCTTCATGAGCATGAAAAGCATCATTGTGCATTTCTAAATCTTTTTCTGAATATTCAATCATACCATGATTTACGTGTTCTTTATGATCCTTTGGATCAAGATAAACCTCATGGTTTAAATCGTGGTCTGGAACTTTAGTAGTCATAGGTTTAAATTCCTCTAACGAAAGTATTTATTTAATGTTGGGCAAGAAAGTATCTTGCATCACTTTCCTCGCATTTCTTCTCTTCGACCATGATGATTGAACATCAGGTGAAGTTTCAGACTTTGCTGGTTTAGAATTGTCCGAGGTAATCGCTCGTTTATTTTTACTAGTATCTCTACCAGTAGAATCTCTAATCAAATTGATTTTAGTATAAGTTTCTTTTTCAGAAAGATAATGACATAAATCAGAGATGATATACAGACCACCCTTTTCCTTATCAATTTGATCAGCACATACTTCCATTTCTTTTGAGGAAGCATCTACCCAAACAGCATCACCTGCATGAAGAGTAAAATCACCAGGTATAAGAATAGTAGTTTCAGAAGCGAATAATTGATTATATCTCATAATAGATTGATTGACAACCAATTGTGATTTTAAGTTTTCTTCTGAAGATTTTTTAAGTTGTTCTTGAGATTTACCAGTACCACTTCCAGAAGGCGAAGTACCTGTATCCTTAATCTGATATACTGTTCTAGAAAAATCCTCATCACCCTCAGTATCAAACTCTGGATTATCTTTAGGAATCTCTTTACCACCTTGCTTTGTTTTAGTAGAATCTGAATTAATAATTTCCTGTATATATTCTCCAGTTTTAGGATCATAAGTTATAAGACGTGTCTTCTTTGCTCCCATCATCATTTTCTTTTGTACATTAGATTTACTAGTGTACTCATACAAAAGTGCCTTTCCATCATAACCTTCAGGAACTGAGGATCCTCCTTGATCAGGAGTTTGATTGTAAATATAACGTTTCTTTGGTTCCTGTCCAAAGAAACTTTCAATTGATTTAAATACAAAACCCTCTGAAGTTTCAAAGAAAAAGAAACCAGCAGAGTTACCTGTAGGAGCTCCTTCGGGTACTGATTTTTGTGCTAATATATTGAGATTATAAAAACATTTTTGTTTCTTACCATAATGGGTGAATTCCCCTTGGGTATCTTCTATATCAATATCCTTTTCACTACCAAGATACTTTTTATCTGTAAGTATAAGTTTAACATGTTCAGATATAGGACCATCAAATCTTTCAGGAATTCTTTTCTTTTCATTTAAAATAAATTCCTTAGAACACAATTCCAATTTAACTAATTCCTTTGTTGTTTCACTTGAACTAATATCATGATCATTAACATACATAGTTAATTTAATTTTTTCATCATTATTATCAATAAATTCTAAAAGAACATTTTCACTATTTTCTAAAGGCAAACCTTCTACTACACTTTTCTTAGTTTTACCAGATTTAACAGAGTTTCCTGCATCAACAAATGCTACTGATGCATGAATACTATCCTGTAATATACTTTCATAATACCTCAAATTTATAGTAGAAGTTGATACATCCACAACTTTACTTTTATCTTTAGAGGTAATTTTTATTGATCGTATGTCAGATGCATTAGCATTCTTTCCTCTGATTTTATTTTGTTTTTCTCTTCTTTTAGGACCAGATAATCTTGGCATTAGTTTGTACCTCCCATATCTATTTAACCACCCGCATATAAAGCATCAGAATAAGCATTATCACTGCCCCCATTTGATGATGATTCAGATATCACTTCAGTTTTTTGAGATCCACCAGCATTAGTACCAGTAGAAACAGGAACAATTACTACTTCTGCTCCACCATCTCCTCCTTCATAAGAAGCACTTTTACTAATAGAATCAGTCTTTGCTGATACAGAGTCTACATCAACAGGAGTTAGTGAGGCTTTAAATGACTTTTGTAATCTAACACGTCCTCCATTAACTTGAACTGCTGCGAGTCCATGTTCCATAATCAAATCAACATCTTTCTTGTACTTTGGATTACCGACATAATCATAACCACCTTTCATAAGGTTTGCTTGTATTCTCATTTCATATAAAGCTTGTTCTACTCTACTTCTGTCTCCTGAAGCTAATGCACGGATAGGATTTTCAGAATATGATTTAATTTCTGTTGTTGTTGTTGTTTTCTTTTCTGTCTTCTTATTCTTTGGAGTATCCTTCCCTTTAAAAATAGCATCATAAAGCATACCAGCTAACTTATCACCTGCCCATCCTCCTAAAGCAGCACCCACAAGAGTACCACCTACTGGAATTACACTTCCTATTATACCACCTAACCATGCTGCTAGACCTGCACCTATTGCCATAAATGCTGCTCTTCCTAAAGGTTCTTTAAATACAAAATAATTTAAAGCAAAATCTAATAAAGCACCAATAAATGGAATTTTCTTTACGATAGGACTAACAACTTTCTGAAGAGATTTCAATCCCTTTAATCCTACTTTTAATCCAGTCTTTCCTAATTTTGTAGCAGTCTTCGCTGCAGTCTTCGCTGCAGTTGTTGCGGTTTTTGCAGCAGTTGTTGCGGTTTTTGCTGCGGTCTTGGCTACACTTTTTGCTGCAGTTGTTGTAGTCTTCGCTGCAGTGGTCAATCCTTTTGTGGCAGTCTTTACTACTTTACTACCTGTTTTTACAACACTTTTACCAGATTTAACTAAATTCTTACCAACTTTACTAGCAGTCTTACTAACATTTTTACCAACTGATTTAATTATTTTTTTAGGGGCTTTCTTTAGTCTTCTAGTAAATTTCTTCGCAGATATTTTTCCACGTTGAATAGTTTTACGAAGTGCTTTTGGAGTTCTCTTCTTAAAGAATTTTTTTCTTTGTATTCTTTTTTTCTGTTGTTTAAATTTTTGCCGACGTTCATACCTTTCTTTTAATTTTTTCTTACCTTTAGTTCTCTTATTTAAATCCTTTTGATTTTGTTTATTAGATTCACCACCAAATGCTGCAGCAGTCATTCCAAGAATGGCAATCGTATTAAAAAGATTACCAATAGTTCCTACTATTGCATCAAATACTTTAGCACCTTTCTCACCAAAGATATTCTGTACAAAATTTCTACTACCACTTATGACTTTATCACCCCACATAAGAAAGGTTCCAAGAACATTAACAATACCAAGAACAGTGCTAGTAAGAAAATCTAATGCTCCACCTAAAATTGGAAGTATCTTCTTAAGTTGTGGCAACCAATCAATCATTCTAACAATGAGCCATCCCATCAGAACGTCATTAATAAACTTTATTAATCCATCAAGAAAACCTAATTTTATTTTACTCTTCTTCTTTTTAACTTTCTTATCATCCTTATCCTCTTTCGCTTCTAACTCCTTTTCTTCTTCTGCTCTTAATGACTTCTCCTTTTGTTTTCTTTCTTGATCTTGTAATTTTTTATCTAATGCAACAGATCCTTTTAAAATTTTCTCAATCTCTACCACTCTTGTCTTAATAACAAGAGTAGTGTCAGGTGCAGATGTAATATCTTTTTTAACTTCCTTCTTAACAAGAGAAAATTTAGGACGAGATACTACTAATGCTCCTCCTCTATTTCCTTGCGGTAAAAGTTTTTGACCATTGACTGCCATCTTATACGCTTATCCCCAACACTTTTATTTTTTCCTTAGATCTTTTAAAAGTAGGATCAAAGTTAGGAATATCATTACCACCAGCACTAGGTGGTGTCATATCATTAGATCCACCAACGGGTGCTAATTTAATATTTGCTTTTGTTTCTTCATATGCTTGTACAACTGATTTTTTTACTGGGGTTCTAATAGATGTTACATTAGGTTTATTAATACTTCTATTGATTTGTGTAGGTGTTACCGTAGGTTTTTTAACAGTTGCACCAATACCTTTCTGAGAATCCAATAATCCTTTAAGTTGATCTCCACTAAATTTTCTACTACCTGCCTCCGCTTTACCATAACCTTTAGCTGAACCTAAAAGGTGAAGTCCTCCACCCGAATTTCCATTAACTAATCCACCACCAGCATATCCCATTCTAGCATTAGAAGATATGTCAGCACCTAAAGCATCTAATTCCAACTGATCCTTGAGCTCTAATGCCATTCTTGCTTGTGGGTTTGAATCAAGATAAGCCTGCTTATCTTCTTCGGTTAACATCTCTGATGCTCCCTCAAAAATAATTTCAGCACCTCTTGATTTTGTCCTCCACGTAGTCTTCGTCATGTTATCAAAATCCATACGAGTATCTGATGTTTCTTTTATTCCCTTACCATAATATTCTGGACCCATTGCTTTTGTAAGTTCCACACCATCCGCATAAGATATTTTATCTAAAGGAGGCAATCCCAGAAATTCTGTTCGTTCTTTATTAACCCAAAAAAGCGTTTCCTCTTCTATACGTTTTTTCTCTTCTGGGTCAGTTACAACACCTAATGTTGGTATGTTAGTTCCACCAGCAGCAGCATTCATACCCTCTAGTGTATCAACACCATACTGTTCCACAGCACCTTTAGACATAACAAACTCACCAGGAGTTAACATAGCAGGAACAGTATCAGTATTACCACTTCCAGGAACTTCTCCACCTTTATTAAAACCAGGAATCTTTTTCAATAACTTACCCATCTTCATCTTTGCTATTGCTTTAACCAATGCAGGAATAATTTTCGTTACAAGTCTAATACTAAACTTAGTAATCATTACTCCCAACTTCACGGCCATTCGACCAAAAGCATTACCAAATAATAAGAATGCTGCTAACAATACAGGCCAAGTTTTCTTCAGGAACTTACCTATTGCTTTTACTTTATCTTGATTCTTTTTATCAGAGAACCATTCCATTAATTTAAATATTATTCTACCAAAAACAATCTTTCCTATAAAATCTAATACTTCTTTAAATAAGTTTTTAACTGGTGCAACTACTTTCTCTACACCTGACTTTACACCCTTAAAACCTTTCTTAAGTATCTCTAATCCAGATTCTTTTTCTTTTCTATTTGCATTTTGAGTAGCACGACGTTTCTTCTTTGCATCATCTCTTTTATCTTTAATCTGATTAATTAAAATATCACGTATTGAAGTAACACTTACAAGAATTTGTGATAATGCATCTCCACCACCACCTTTAGGAGCAAGTTTCTTTGCATCTAACTTCGCAGGTGGAAGCATCTTCTGTCCCATTATCTTTTTGGGACTAACAGTTGTCTTCTTAACTCTCTGTTTAAACTTTGGATCTGCTGCCTTTCTATCTGCCCTTACTCTTGCTATTTCCTCTTGTAATACAGGTATTCTTTTATCACTTGCATTTGTAATCACAAGTGCATTAGTTGCCTCCATTAATGCACGTAGATAATCCACGTCATTATTAACATCCATCAGATCAATATCAAGATCTGATAATATCTTTAGAATTGGAGGACTACTAACGGACATTCGCTTGTTGTTGCTTTTGCTTTAATTCTTCTTCCTCAAGATGTTGCTTAAGGAGTCCCACATAGATGTCTCGTTCCCAAGGAATAAGATTTTCAATCTCTGTTAATGAATATTTATGGTACTGCATCAAAGAAAAGTTCAACCTGTAGTAATTCTCCAGGTCCATATGCATTAGGGCTAAGCGAAAAAAGACGCTAAACCCTCCAGTACTACATCATTTTTAACTTTTGTCTTTGGATTAGTTACCTTCACTGTATGAGATAGTTTAGGCATTGTCTCAAAGAATGTTTCAATCTCTTTAAATTGAGAGGAATTCATCTGTTCCAAAAATTCCTTTATCTCCTTCTTCGTACAATCTGCAGCAGCCCATACCTCATCTGCTGTATAGATCTTATCAATACAAGTAGCAATTAAATCAAAGGATTGATCCATTGCATTAGCATCATTAAAATCAAAATTATTTTTAATAAATTGTTCCAGTGATGGATACTTTAACTCCATCATAAGATCTTTATCAAGTTTGATTTGATTTGTATGATTATCAGTCCTCTGAACTTTAATATCATCTAAGTCAATAGTGATAGGCACCTGTGTCTCTTCATCATCAGGACATACAATATTAACTTCAATCTCTTCTCCAACAGATTTACCTCTGATGTTAAGGAATAAAAACTCAATGTCAAAAGTAGGAAGTTGATCTACTTTAATTCCTTTTGTAAGAACACAATTTTTTAAAACATTTTTTATAGCAGTTGTAATCTGCTTTGTATCTTCTGTTTCTAAAGCAAGTACAAGTAACTTCTCTTCTTTAACAAGAAAAGGTCTGTAGTTAATACTTTGTCCTGTAGAAGGTAACTCCAACTCATATGTCGGTGTGGCAATCTTTGGTAAAGGCATAATATCCTATAGAGTTTTCAGTATGTTTATTTATCAGGCAAGTCCAGATGCAATTGAACGTAATTGATCGTTGGCACCAAGAGGCAAACTTCTATCTTGTACTGCTCCCATCCAATCAGTTACTCCAGAAGGTAGTTGTCCAGCATTAAATCCCTGACTTCTAGAATTAAACTTTGCCTGATCAGATATACTAGAAGGTTGTTGTGTAGTAGGACTGGAAGGTTTTTTAAGAATGTATCTAATATAGCACATAGATACTGTACATTTCAAGAGGGAAGATGAGTCATAAGAAACTGGCATTGAATTAATAGCCAATGGGAAAGTTCTAAAGAACTCATACTCAATACTACGATTATGATCTCTCTCAAACTTTGTAACCTTTAATCCTTGATCTGCAAT